TGATGCTGAAATGTTAGCTTGGTTAGAAGTTCATGATTGGCTTCGTGCTATGACTTTCCCTACCGAATATGAAGAATATCAGTCTTTAGGTAAACTTTCTCAATTCACTAGCGCACAAGCATCAGCTACACCACAATATGCAGATGGTTCTGTAACAATTCTTTCTGCATCAAATAAACCATATTACCGTTTTAACTTCAAAGATTTATTTCCAATTTCTGTATCTGGCTTTATTTTGTCATCAACAGATACTCCAGAATCAATTGTTACAGCAGACGTAACTTTCAGATTTACCTATTATGATGTAGAAAAATTATTTTAAATGTGATATACTCCTAATACGGAGGTAGACTATGAGCAAACTTGACGAACTATTACAAATGTGGGCAACCGATTCTATTATTGATAGAACCGAACCTGGTAAAGCACTGATTGACATTCCAAAGCTTCATTCAAAATATCTAAACATTCTTTCTTCACATAGGTTATTAGCTAAAGAAGCTGAGTTTCAGTATAACAAATGGCGTAAACTGAAGTGGGAATATTACACTGGCAAACTTGACAGTGAAGAATTGAAACAGCGTGGTTGGGATCCATTTCCTTACACCATCAAATCAGAGATCAATACATACTTAGAAGCAGATGAAGATATCAATAAGTATCTTGCTCGGAAACTGTTACATGAAGAAACTGTGGAAGTATGCCAAGCAATTCTAAAAGAACTGAACAATAGAACATGGGAGCTCCGATCATTTATTGATTGGGAGAAATTTATTCAAGGTGTTTGATTTAATTTTACGAAAGCAAAACGAAGCGTTCATAAGAATTGATTGTGAGAAGAGTGTTGCTTATGAACTCTCTTCTTACTTTGAGTTCTTTGTTCCTGGCTATCAGTTCATGCCGGCATTTAAGAATCGTCTTTGGGATGGCAAGGTAAGGCTTTTTGATTTGCGTTCGCATACAATCTATTCTGGATTATTGCCATACATTGAGAAGTTTTGTAAAGAAAGAGAATATAAGTTTGATGTTGATTCAGCAATCACTGCAACAGAGAACTTTTCAGCAGTAGAAGCTAAAGAGTTTATAGATCGTCTTGAACTGCACAAAACCATTATAACAGAGGGTGCAAGAGACTATCAAGTAAAAGCATTCATTTCTGCCGTTAGAAACAGAAGAATGTTGTTATTATCACCGACTGGTTCAGGTAAGTCATTGATTCTGTATCTCATCTTGAGATATTTACAGCATAAGAAACACAAAAAAGGTCTATTGATTGTTCCGACAACATCACTTGTAGAACAGATGTACTCCGATTTTTCTTCTTATGGTTACGATTCAGAGAAGTATTGTCATCGTCAGTATTCTGGTAAAGACAAGAACACAGACAAGTTTCTTACGATCACTACATGGCAATCAATCTATAAAAATCCACCAGAATACTTTGAGCAATTTGACTTTGTATTTGGAGATGAAGCCCATCAGTTCAAAGCAAAGTCTCTAACTACCATCATGTCTGGATTGAAGAATGCATCATACAGAATTGGATGCACAGGTACGATTGATGATACACAAACACATAAACTTGTTCTTGAAGGATTGTTTGGACCAGTTTATCAGTCAACCACAACGGCAAAACTTATTGAAGATAAGATGTTAGCCGATTTTAAAATTAAGTGTCTGATATTGAAATATTCTGAAGACATATGTAAACAATCACGTGGATGGGACTATCAAAAAGAAATAGAATACATAGTAAGTAGTAGGGCACGAAATGAATTTATTCGGAATCTCACACTATCACTAGAGGGCAATTCTCTTGTGCTATTCAATCTAGTTGAAAAACATGGCAAACAACTTTACAAACTTATTGAAGAAAAAGCTAGTAATAGGCACGTTTTTTTTGTGTATGGTGGAACAGATGTTCAAGTCCGTGAACAAGTTCGTGCCATTACTGAGAAAGAGAATAACGCTATCATCGTCGCATCTTATGGCACTTTTAGTACCGGTATCAATATACGGAATTTGCATAATGTCGTATTTGCTTCTCCGAGCAAATCCCGTGTAAGAAACTTACAGTCAATTGGTAGAGGCTTGCGTATCGGAGATAACAAAAAAGAAGCGGTACTCTTTGATATAGCAGATGATTTTCGTGTAGGTAAACATGTGAATTTTACATTGAAACACTTTGCATCCCGTGTTACAATATACGATGAAGAGAAGTTCAAATACAAATTTTACAATATAGAGGTCAAGAATGCATAACATAAAACTAATAAGAATGCAGACTGGTGAAGACATCGTGGCTTCTATGCACGAAGATGAAAATTCGGATATGATTCAGCTGGATGATCCTATGCGTTTAGTGTTTCGTAGAATGCCTACGGGTCAAACAGTAATGATGATGATGCCCTGGCTGCCAGTTGAACTTATCAAAGAAAATTCTGCACATGTTTATTCAACAGATATCATTACAATTGTTGAACCCAAAGAAGCAATGATTCGGTACTATGATAAAATTGTGGAAAAAGTTACTGAAGACATGTTGGATGCTGATAACAAGTTAGATCAATTGTTAGAAGAACAAGAAGATGATGAAGAATCAAATTATGAACAAGATGATGGCGCTTTGACAGAAAATCAACTAGAACAAATTCTCAAAAGCGTAAAAACAAGTAAATTACATTAAAGGGTTATTTTATTATGGCAAAAGTGGTGACATTTGTTATACCAAGCAGTGCTGCACAAGCATATCAGGCGCTTGCAAATAAGTATTCTGCTATTGAACCACCAACATGGGCATTGCTTCTTGCGAATGCTGTTCGTGTTGCTGGTCATGATCCTTGCATCTTAGACTTTGACGCTGAACCAACAAGCGTTGAAGATGCAGCAGAAAAGATTGCAAGCACAAAAACTGATATAGCAGTCTTTGTTCTTTACGGACAAAATCCAAACTCAGGCACCACGATGATGATCGGTGCATCAAAGTTGGCGCAACAACTCAAGACATCACATCCAAATATCAAAACAGTATTCATTGGCTCACATGCATCTGCATTGCCATATGATGTTATTGGTTTACCTTATGTTGATTTTGTATTCATCAATGAGGGTGTTTATGGTTTGTTAGATTTACTTCAAACAAATTATATTGATGAACTAAACAAAGTTCGTGGTTTAGTGTATAAGAAAAATGGTTTTGCTGCGACAGGTGCACCTGGTGAAATCGTGCAAACAAAAGACATGGATCGTGTGATGCCTGGTTATGCATGGGACTTGTTACCTAAAGATAAGACTTTGCTTGATAAGTACCGCGCACATTACTGGCACAGTTATTTCAAAGATGAAGGTCGCACACCATTTGCTGCAATCTCTACATCATTAGGCTGCTCATTCGGATGCAACTTTTGTATGATTAATATTGTAAATCGGACATCATATGAACAAGGGGTAGTATCTTCTGATTCACGTGGTATGCGTTTTTGGTCACCAGAACTGATGTTGAAAGAGTTTGAATATTTGTACGAAAATGGTGTACGTACAGTTCGTCTAACTGATGAGATGTTCTTTCTTAATAGAAAATATTACATACCAATTCTTGAGGGAATTAAACAGCGTGGTATGGATTTTAATTTCTGGGCATACGCACGTGTTGATTCCGTGAGAAAAGATCAGCTTGACTTATTCAAAGAAGCTGGTGTAAACTGGTTGTGTTTGGGTATTGAAGCAGCGAATCAGAATGTACGCCTTGAAATTGAAAAAGGTAAGTTTGAAGATGTTGACATTCGGCGTGTAGTTTCAGACATCAAAGCAGCCGATATCAATATTCTTGGTAATTATATGTTTGGTTTTCCAGAAGACACAATTGAAACAATGCAAGAAACACTTGACTTGTCACTTGAATTGAATACCGAACATGCAAACTTCTATGCAGCTATGGCACTACCTGGTAGTCCACTCTATATGTACGCTAAGAATAATGGCTGGGATTTGCCAGAGAAGTTTGAAGAGTTTGCATTCTTATCTTATGACTGTAAGCCATTGAGAACAAAAACATTATCTGGTGCTGAAGTGTTGAAGTTCCGTGATGAAGCTTGGCACAAATACTTTTCACATGAGCCATTTCTAAATCTCGTAGAAACGAAGTTTGGCACAGACTCACGCCAAAATCTTGAAGAGATGTCAAAGATAAAACTGAAACGAAAAATACTTGGAGATTGATTATGGATTTACAAAGAAAAGCGAATTTATATCGCAAAGAACTATTTGAAAAGTTTGTTGAAGTTGGACAAGGACATCCTGGTTCAACATTTTCAATGCTTGAGATTGTTACAACACTTTATCATGCTGGCTATGTTGGATTTGAAGATAAAGTTTTGATTAGTAAAGGTCATGCAACAGTTGCATTGTATCCTATATTACGTGACTTGAAAATATTACCTGAAGAAGATTGGAATAATTGGGGCAAGAATAAAGATACTTGTTTGCGTGTGTTTGGTAATGTATCAATTCCTGGTATTGATATGACATCTGGTTCTTTGGGTCATGGTGTTGGTGTTGGTGCAGGCATGGCTATTGCTGATCCAAATAAACACGTGTATGTAATCATCTCAGAAGGTGAATTATATGAAGGTTCAACATGGGAAGCACTACTCTTTGTTGCACATCGTCAAATAC